GGCCCGCTCGACGAGTTCTGGGAAAAACTAGGAGACAAGGAGAAAAAACATGTCAGAAGCTACAGACCCAATAAACGTGATATACAAACTGAAGAGGAGCATGCAAGCTCAGATGGACACCCTCGTTCAAACTCTCGCAAACGGAGGGATTGACAGTCACGAAGAATACAAATATATAATAGGTAAGATTCACGCAGTGGACGCAATAAATCAGGAACTCTCTAACCTGCTAGAACCAAAGGAGCCAGAAAATGATGACAACATCACACGCATTAGAAGCTAAATATGACGCCGAAGAAGATGCAAAAAAGATAGCACAGCACGAGGCGGAAAAAGAACCCGAAAAAACAAATTTAGAAAAATTACCAAATCCTACAGGTTGGCGTATTTTAATTATGCCTTTTAGAGTTAAAGAAAAAAGTGAAGGTGGAATTATTATTGCACAAGAAACACTAGACAGAGCAAGGTCAGCTGTACAGGTTGGTTATGTTTTAAAAATGGGTCCTCTTTGTTATGCAGACAAAGATAGATATCCTACAGGTGCCTGGTGTAAAGAAAAAGATTGGGTGATCTTTGCAAGGTATGCAGGGTCACGAATGGAGATTGAAGGTGGAGAGATAAGAATGTTAAACGATGATGAAATTCTTGGGACAATAGATGATCCTAAAGATTTGATTCACGCAATGTAAACATAGAGGAGGATAATCTATGCAAGAAGACGATATAAAAATTGATGTCGGTGAAACCGATGAGCAGGCACAAGAAATAGATCTTGATGCACCTGCACCAGAACAATCATTAGAAGAGGAGCAAATTGATGTTGAAGAAACTCAAGACGATGGTCAGCCCGCTGACACATCTGCGCAATCTGATGAGCAGTCTGATGTTCAGGCTAGCGAACAGAAAAAAGAACTAGATGACTATAGTGAAGGCGTACAAAAAAGAATAGCTAAGCTAACTCGCAAGATGAGAGAAGCTGAGAGACAAAAAGAAGAAGCCATTCAGTATGCTCAAAATCTAAAAAATCAAGCTGAAAAGATGAGAGGTCAGTATGATACTCTCGGAACCAATTTTACAAAAGAGCTAGAAGCAAAAGTAACAAATGGTATGGATGCTGCAAAACTAGCTTATAAACAAGCTGTAGAATCTCAGGATATTGATGCACAAATCGCTGCACAACAGCAGATTGCAACAATGTCTATGGAACAAGTAAAGCTTAATGCTTTAAAAGAACAACAAGCTTTACAGTCTGAGAAACAAAAAACACAGCCACAAGGACAAGAAAACCTTTATCAAGTAGCTCAGGGAACACCAACAGCTCAAGAAGTTGCGCAAGCAGGAAGGCAGTTAGATCCAAAAGCTGAAGGATGGGCAAGTAAAAACCCTTGGTTTGGTACAGATAATGCAATGACTTACACTGCATTTGATATACACAGAGAGCTTGTTGAGAACGAAGGATTTGATCCACAATCAGATGAATACTACTCTGAGGTCGATAAACGAATAAGAGTTGCATTCCCACACAAATTTGATAAAGTGGAGCAACCTGCAGCTGAGCCACCGGCTCAGACTGTTGCAAGTGCTAAACGTCCGGCAACTAAAGGACGCAGAAAAACTGTGAAACTCACACCGTCACAGGTAGCTATTTCTAAACGATTAGGTGTGCCACTTGAAGAATATGCGAAACAATTAATCGCGAAGGAGGGCTAAGCATATGGAAAAAGAAAACATGAAGACCACTCGCGCGAGTCAAACTCGGGCTAAAACTGAAAAGCCTAAAGTATGGACTCCCCCATCATCACTAGATGCACCGCCTGCACCAGACGGATATAGACAAAGATGGATACGCGCCGAGTCTATGGGTCAAGACGACTCAAAAAACATAAACGGTAAGTTGAGATCTGGTTGGGAATTTGTCAGAGCTGATGAATATCCTAGTCAAAATTATCCGACGGTAACATCAGGTAAGTATGAAGGTGTCATAGGAGTTGGTGGCCTTGTGCTGGCAAGGATACCCGAAGAGCTCGCAAAGCAACGTGAAGCGTATTATAATCAAATAACGCAAGATCGTGATGAAGCTTTAGAAAACGATGTCTTGAAGGAACAGCACCCAAGTATGCCGATCAATCAAGAGAGGCAGACTCGTGTAACTTTTGGTGGTACAAAGAAATAGCTTTTTAGATATTTCCTACCCGCCGATTAACTAACAAACCTTTAAGGAGGAAAACAATATGGCAAACTTAAATGCCCCTTTTGGTTTAAATCCAGTTGGTAAAATCGGTAGTGGACCATCTCAGAAAATGAGCGAATATAAAGTCACAAACGACGCTATATTCCAAGGTGACCCAGTAGCCCTAGGCTCTGGTGTTATTGCACAATGCGGCGCATCAGCTGCAGCATGTGGAGTTTTCTGGGGAGCTAACTACGACGACTCGGATGGAAAACCGCAATTTAGAAACAATGTACCGGCATCACAAGCGGCAACCGCGTTTGTGTATGACGATCCATATCAAGTCTTCGAAATTCAAGGAGACGCTGGTGGATCTGCTGTATCTGCTCAAACAAACGTTGGCTTAACAGCTAACTATGAAGTAGACACAGACGGTGTTAACAACGGTGTAAGTGGATATCAACTAGATACTAGTGGTATAGGCGGAAGTCCTACTCCTGTGGCTATGATGATTACTGGCTTCTCAACTAAAGAAGGTCGTAATGAGGTAGGTGTAGCAAACACAGTCTATACAGTGTTAATTGATAATCATTTATACGCATAAGAATAGCAGGAGGATTATAATATGGCTATATCAAGACAACAGCTCGCTAAAGAGCTTGAGCCAGGTCTGAATGCATTATTCGGACTTGAGTATAAAAACTACGAGAACCAACACGCAGAAATCTTTGATACTGAAAACAGTGACAGAGCTTTTGAAGAAGAAGTAATGTTATCTGGTTTCGACAAAGCTGGCGTCAAGTCAGAAGGTCAAGCTGTATCTTATGATAACGCGCAAGAAACTTTCACTGCAAGATATCAACACGAGACAATTGCTCTCGCGTTCTCAATTACTGAAGAAGCGATTGAAGATAACTTGTACGACAAAATTTCTACACGTTATACTAAGGCACTAGCAAGATCTATGGCTCAAACTAAGCAAGTAAAGGCTGCTGCAGTATTGAACAACGCGTTCGACTCATCTGCACAGGCTGGTGGTGACGGAGCATCTCTATGTTCTGGACAAACTGCTGGTAGATCAGCTGGTCACCCGACTCTTGCTGGTAAATTTGTTAACGAATTGTTAGTATCTGCTGACCTTTCTGAAACATCTTTAGAGCAAGCTTTGATCGACATCGGACAGTTCACTGATGAAAGAGGCTTAAAAATTGCTGCTAGAGGTATGAAACTAATTATACCTTCAGAGCTACAATTCGCAGCTGAAAGAATCATGAAATCTGCTAATAGAGTTGGAACAGCTGACAATGACATCAATGCATTGGCATCTAAAGGAATGATCCCACAAGGATATGTGGTAAACAACTTCCTAACTGATCCAGATGCATTCTTCATTAAGACGGATGTTCCTAACGGTCTAAAACACATGGTTCGTGCGCCAATCAAAACTGCCATGGAAGGCGATTTTGAAACTGGTAACGTTAGATATAAAGCTAGGGAAAGATACAGCTTCGGCTTCTCTGATCCTAGAGGTATCTTCGGATCTCCAGGCGCGTAATCGTAAGGTTACAAACCAATTTAGAGGGGCGCTTCGGCGCCCCTTTTTATTTGCAAATAAGATATTAAAAGTTTATAGTCACAATACTGCGATAAAATAGTTAATATAGACGCGCGCAGTCGACGGCCTAGAGACTATATTAACAGAAACTAGGAGGATTATATCATGGCTAAAACTACTTTTTCAGGTCCAGTACTAGAGGGTAAAGAAGGTGTAAATATTGAAACTAAAACTTCAAGCGCCACTCTCACTACCGGAGACTCAGGAAAAACTTTTGTAAGTGCAACTGATGGAGTTGTATTTACTTTACCGGCAATTGCTACTGGAGCTGTTTACAAATTTGTAAATGCAGCTGAAGATGGCACTAATACATTAACTATCAGCCCAAATGCTTCTGACGGAATCCAGTACGCTGGTTCTGCAACAGATGATAAAGATTTAATCAACACAAAAGCTACCTCTAAACAAGGTGACTTTGTTGTAATTGCATCTTTAGATAGCACAGCTAACTGGTCAGTTACTTCAGTTAGAGGCGTTTTTGCTAAAGAATCGTAAGATTAATTAATGTGGGGCTTCGGCCCCACAAATTTAGGAGGAAAATATTATGGCAGGTGGTGGATCATTCACATCAGACCAAAGAACAGCACACGCAATAGCTGATGGACAATTAGTAACTGGACCTTGTAGAGTTACATCTATCCAAGCAAAAGGCAATAATGCCAACTGTAGTGTTATACTTTATGACAATACTTCTGCAGCAGGCACAGCACATACTTTCTTGTTTGGAGAAGAAGGACTGCAAATCTTTATTCCTGGAAGTGGAATAAGATTTAAAACAGGAGTCTTTTTAGATTTAACTAATACTGGTGGCGTTACAGTAACGTTCAACTAGGAGGTTAGATGGCAACATCAGGTACAACTACTTTTGAAAGTGGTTTCTTAATCGACGACGTTATACAAGAAGCCTATGATAGAGTTGGAATTAAATCAGTAAGTGGTTATCAATTAAAATCAGCAAGACGTTCTTTAAATATAATGTTCCAAGAATGGGCCAATAGAGGTCTACATTATTGGGAAATAGACAAGACAAATGTTGATTTAGTTGAGGGTCAAGCAGAATACAAATTTTTCAGAAGCTCTGACGATGGCACAAGTGCAACTACAGCACCTACAAATGGTATATATGGTGTTGATGATATTTTAGAAGCAGCATTAAGAAACAATAGAGCTACAACAAATCAAAGTGATTCTGCTCTTACAAAAATAAACAGATCTACATATTCTGGTTTGTCTAACAAACTATCAAAAGGAGCTCCTTCACAATATTATGTGCAAAGATTTATAGATCACACATTATTAACCGTATACCCAACACCAGATACGACTAATGCAGCCAAAGATCTTGCAATTTATTTTGTGAAAAGAATACAAGATGCTGGTTCGTACAGTAATACAGCAGACGTGCCTTACAGATTTATGCCATGCATGGTAGCAGGTTTGTCTTACTATTTATCACAAAAAAATAGTCCACAGTTGGTACAACAAATGAAGCTGTTGTATGAAGACGAATTGCAAAGAGCGTTAGCAGAGGATGGCTCATCTTCTAGTACGTTCATAACTCCACAGGCGTATTATCCAAATGTCTAATTTTGCTACAGGTAAAAAATCAAAAGCCATATCTGACAGAAGCGGCATGCAATTTCCATATACAGAAATGCGTAGAGAGTGGAATGGGTCACTAGTTCATGAGTCTGAGTTTGAACAAAAACATCCACAACTAGAACCAAAAGTACAAAAAGGTGACTCACAGGGTTTGCAAAATGCAAGACCAGACAGAGTAGAACCACCAGTTCCACACTTACTAAATAAAAATGCTTTTAGTTCAGGAATTAGAGATTCTATAATTGTAAATGTAAATGATCCTGGTCATGGTTTTGTTAATGGAGATGTTGTAAGATTTAGAGATGCAGCGGCAAAGTTTCCTGAGTATCCACAAGTGTCACGACTTACAGCGGGTAATGTAAATGTTGCACAAGGACACATTGTAACAAAAATAGATAATGATAATTTTTCTTTTAGTCCTAACGATACTCTAGATAAATTTTTAACAGATAATTGCAATCCTGGAACAACAACAGTTTATGTAGATTTAGATGGAACTTTAGCTGAGTATTATCAAGCCGTGGCTACCTATGCAACAAATGTTGGTTTATTAGACTCTGGGGGTGATTGGTACAACATGTCACCAGCTATTGAACAAGCGGCTATTGCAGCTGCACCGTCAAGTTATTTCCAAAACCTAGGCAAGAGAGCTGAAGCAGATGCTTTAATAGATTTAGTTATAGCTAAAAATGGAACATGGGAAGTTTTGTCGTCAACTACATCTACTTCTATAACAAACCAAAAGAATGCATGGGTCACAGCAAATTTTGGAACTATTGGATCAGGTGTTGGCAGAGCTCCTGCAGCAACAAATTATACTACAAACTTTAATAAAGGACCTTATGGTGGGGCAAATAAAATATTGATTGATGATAGAACTGATTATATTGATCAGTTTGTGGCCGCTGGAGGTAAAGGCTTTAAATACTATGAAAGTGGTGGTATATTAAGATTTGGAGGGGACAGGGCATCAGTTGGACCTGTTACAATATTAGCATGACAACATACGCAGAATTAGTAACACAGATTAGGGATTACACAGAAACAGACAATCAGGTTTTAACTGATACTATTATTAATGATTTTATAGAACATGCTGAATATAGAATATTTAGGTCTATTGAATTAAATAATGACAATGTTTATGTAAACGGTAATACCGCATCTGGTAACAGGTTTGTAAAATTACCAGGTAACGACGCTACTGATCCCAGCGCACCACAACTGGACGACATTGCAACCATTAGATATGTAACAATTTATACAGATTCTGGCACAAAACAGAGACATGATCTGGTTCGAGTGGATCAAGATTTTATGAGTGAGTATTATGATACTCCAGAGGTAGCTTCAACTGCTATACCTAGATATTATGCCAACTGGGATATGGGCACAATAGTCGTTGCACCTACTCCCAATGCAGTGTATAAATTTGAGATAGGTATTACGAAAAAACCAACAGGCTTATCAAGTAGTAATACCAAAACATGGGTCAGCGTAAATGCTCCTAATGTTTTATTGTATGCCTGCTTATGTGAAGCGTTTAAGTTCTTGAAAGCGCCGAACGACCAACAAGTGTATGAAGCTTCTTATCAAGAGGCTATACAATCACTTGCACAAGAACAATTAGGTAAGAAACGAAGAGATGAATATAGGGACGGAAGTTTACGTGTTCCTATACCATCTTCAAACCCTTAATAGGAGAATATTATGGCAATATCACAAGCAGTTTGTAGTGTGTTTAAAAGAGAGCTACTAAAAGGAAATCATGACTTTGATGGCACAGGAAGTGTCGCTTATTACATTGCGCTATATACTTCTTCAGCAAACTTAGGAGCCGCAACTACTGCATACTCATCTTCAAACGAGGTAACAAATTCATCAGGAGCTGCTTACTCAGCAGGAGGTAAAGTTTTAACTTCTCCAACTGTTACATTATCTGGTACGACAGCGTTTGTTGACTTTGCAGATGTGTCTTGGACGAGTGCATCATTTACTGCAAACGGTGCTTTGATTTACAGACAAGACGGTGGTGCTCCAACTGATGATGCTGTTGTTGTGTTAGCGTTTGGTGGTGACTTTACAGCTTCTAACGGTACATTTACAATTCAATTCCCAGCAGCTGGTGGTGGATCAGAGATAATTCGTTTAGGATAGGAGCCACAATATGGTTGCTATTAATGATAGAGTCAAAGAGACGACCACAACTACAGGACAAGGCACTGTAGACTTAGGTGGTGCTAAAACAGGTTTTGAGACTTTTGTTGAAAGAATAGGAAACGGTAATCAAACTTATTATTGTATTGCAGCAGAAGGTGGTGCAGAATTTGAAGTAGGAATAGGAACGGTTACAAGTGGTACACCAGACACTCTTTCTAGAGATACAGTTTTATCAAACTCAGATAACAACACAAATAAAGTAACTTTTAGTGCAGGCACAAAAGAAGTGTTTTGTACACTTCCTGCATCTAAAGCTATATTAGAAGATTCTGCTAACAACATGAATGTTGCTGGTAGCATTGTTGTTGGTGGCACAGTTGATGGTGTAGATATTGCAACTAGAGATGGAGTCTTGACAGCCACTGCTACAACAGCAAATGCAGCTTTACCAAAAGCTGGTGGCACTATGACAGGTAACCTAGTTTTAAATGGTGCTAACATCACTATGTCAGGTACAGAAACTGTTGACGGCGTAGATATTTCTGCAAGGGACGCTATATTAACTTCTACAACTACGACTGCAACAAATGCAAATACTACAGCCAATGCCGCTTTACCAAAAGCTGGCGGTACCATGACTGGCAATTTGATCCTTGGCGATGATATTAAAATAAGACTTGGTGACGGAAACGATTTTGAAATCTTTCATGATTCATCGGACAATAGTTCTATAATTAAAGAAACA